TGTGCCTGCTCTGCTAAAATTTATTCTGCTTGTAATTGTTCCATCTACCGCCATACCACTTGCAACCGCCGTGTTGCCCCATGTGATTGCTGTAGCTGTGTTGATCGTTGTAGCGGCCTGAGTTGTTAGCGTGTAAAACGCGCCAAAGCTATTGTAGCTGTACGCCAGTGGAACCCATTCGTTGTTGTACGAGACAACCGGCTGATTGATTTCTCGATCCCACAAGAACACGCCGTCATCGCTTGCAGAGTCATCTGCCTGCTTGAACTGGATGCGGTTCATGAAACGAACGAGATAAGTGTTGAGGCGTTCGCCCCACTCTGTCCATAAGTCACCGAGTGGAGGAGGCGGCTTAATCATCTCTCACCGCCTGGGGTTGCCTTGACCCGCATAATGCCTGCTCGCCAGTCTGAGTTGACTGTTGTCTCTAGCCGCATCCGCATCTGCCTGCCGGTAAACCGTACAGATGTTGGGTTAGCCATTGTGTACGGCCCATACTCACGCTCTGTGTCGTTAGGATGGAATCGAGTCTTAAACTTAGCCGTTACGTCACCCTGATTGAGTTCATCAGGGACTAACTGGTTGACCTTCATGACTGTGTCGCCATTGCCTAGGCTGATCGGCCCAGACTCAACGAACGTGGTGTCGCCTTGATGATTGAAGCCGTACTCATGGAAGTACAGGTATCCATCTGAAGTCGTCCACACTGGGTATCTGAGAATGCCGGTGTCGATCGCCGCTGTGCGGGATAGGTTGCCAAACGTCCAGATCTGATCCTTGTAGTCAAAGGTCACATAGCGATTATTCTCTACTGAGTCTTCCGATGGGTAGAACCACCAGATCTCTGAGTACCGCGAGTTGTGAACGCCATAGACCTTAGATATTTGGTTTGTGTTGATATCCCGGAATACATAGTCGGATACGTCACAGTTCAACTCTGTAGGTACAGACCCGTTGAACATGAAGAAGCCTTTCTGCCCCATCCAGAATGCAAACTGGTCAACCGCTACCAGTGAGTTTGGTGAGTCAGTGCCACACGCTGAACCAATGCGCTCAAAGCCGTAGACATAAGGCGGCCCTTGATAAGTAGCGATGTGAGCATCTGTGTCTGTCAGGATCAGTGTGCGGCCTCGTACACGAGTCGCTGTCATGATCGATCCAGAAGTCTGTAGCTCTAGATCACCTGCCTCGTTGGTTGCCGCAGGAGTCCAAGTGGTGTTGTCTTCTCGGTCACACCATGAAACCTTACGAGGATTGCCATCTGCGCCAAGAGCAAAGATGAACCGCTCTTCTGTCACAACCATTGATCTGTTGTTGACCGGGGCGTTAGTGATCACTGCCGCAGGATTCGATGTATTCAACTGCCACTCGTAAATCTTGCCGTCATCAATAGAACAGGCAACGAGGTATTCACCCCAGTTGTCGATTGCCCACGTTGTAGCCGGAAGGTAAGTAGCTGTTGGTGTGCGCGGAGTCGAGTACGTTCCAACATTGTAATAACCGCCGCTGTACCCAGTATTTTGAGTTGCATCCTCACGCCCGGCAGTTATCCCTACAGGAGTGATATCTGTGAGAGTTCCTGAAGATGAAATGTAGTACAGCTTGTTGTACGTTCCGACAGCAATGTTGTTTGAGTCGTCATTAGCACGCCATCCATGCATGCCTCTCGGGGCCGCATTAACAGCGGCAGTTGTGAACGCAGTCCAACCGCCTACTGGGCGCAATGAGCCTTCTGACCAACGCACTAACGAGCCATCTCTCCAACGATTAGACTGCTCGTACTCTGTGCCGTTGCGATACATGCCCGGCTTCAACTGGAGTGGTATCAGTGGCATTGTTAAACTCCATTGTCACGGCGCACAGTAAAACTTGTGCCGCCATTGTGAGATGTATTAATACCAGTCACTGTTCGCCCAGAATAAAAGTTAACCTGAGTCCCCGGAGATGCTGTGCCAGTGAAAGTGCCATCGGATGACACCACCCTGTAACCTTCTTTAACGTAGACAGTATAGGTTGTGTCTGTACCCGGCCCCTGCGTATATCCTTGAGAATGAAATGCGTCTAAGGATTGAAACGTAGATAGCATGTTTTCAATATCAGCAGAGTCAGGGGCTAGTCCACCAGACATTATTGTTGTCTCAGAACTAAACCCAGTAAGCCCAAATACTTTTGTGCCGCCGACATAAATATCTCCGGGGCTATCTGGGCTACTAAGAGTCGATCCATCGACAGAGATGGTCTTCTCGTACCATTTATACTCAGTGCCATCTACATATAAGGCCATGATTATGCGCTCAGGAAGATGTAAAGATTGCTACCTGATGTGTACGCTCTCACGCCACCAATTGTTGTCTGTGTTGCGTATTCAAGAGCAGGGATAGCTCCAACCGCAGTGTCTACATAAGCGGTAGTTGCAACCTGCGTGTTGTTTGTCCCCGCCGATGCTGTAGGCGCTGTTGGCGTTCCTGTTAGCGCAGGAGACGCTAGCGGAGCCTTGGCATCTAACTGTGTCTGAATGGCTGATGTAACACCGTCTGTGTAGTTAAGCTCTGTGACAGTTGCTGTGATGCCATCCAGAGCGTTCAACTCTGCCGATGTAGCAGTAACACCATCAAGGATGTTTAGCTCTGCCGCAGTCGATGTAACTGCAGTACCGCCGACTTGCCACGATCCCGCTGTCAAATTAGGCGCGATGGCAGTTGTTCCATCGAGTAGATCGTCAATACTATCCAAATTACTATTGAGTTTCTGGCCCCATGTGTTCTCACTGGCTCCAAGCTCTGGCTTGGTTAGGCCGTAGGTAGTGGTTGTGGTATCTGCCATTACTTAATCCTCTGAATCCTTTGCCTATTCTACAGCATCTGCTTCTTGTATGGTTAGCTCACCCGCCTCAACCTGACGCATGATTTCTGCGTAGTGGCGGTTTGCGGGATCGAGTGGGACAAACAAAGTATCACCGTCAATCGTGGCAGTAATTGACACTGCTTTAATATTAGCAGGATCGTTTACATATTTAGCTGATGTAATGTCCATAGATTCCATTTATAACTCCGCATCTGCTTGAAAATATGAATCATCAGTTGAGAAAGATATTTGACACCCTGCGTTATCAGGCCCAGAAATTTCTCCACTACTCACATACATTGATCCGTTGTTTACGGAAGCACCTCCGGCTCCTGACCACGCATTAAAATAATCTGGCGATCCTCCAGTATATGCATACCAGTAGTTTGTTCCAGAAGATGCGGTTATAGTGGGGGTAGCCCTCATAGTAGTAGGGAAATGAATCGTTGCATCTATACGATTTGAATCAATGTAAGCACCAATAATTGTTCCTCTACTCGCCCTATAAAAATACCTCTGACACAACGCAAGCTCCTCCCCGTATGAGCGATGCTCGAAAGGTGTCGCAACAGAGCCGACTTCGAGTTGGACTCCGGCGAGATAGAAGTTGTTGTCTGTACTGTCGGCAAAATTAACTTGTCCTACTGCACGATTAGCGTTTGTAGTTGCGGCCCATGAGGTTGCTAAAGTTCCACTGGTAAAGTTTGTCCCGCCATATAGCCAGAAGTTTACATACAAAGATGCATTGTTATCGTTGTCAAAACCGCTAGTGGTATCTCCTGAAAACGTCAGAGTTTTTTGTTCCCAAGTATTTGCTGAATTGATTGTATACGCTTGAGAGATATGTCTTGTTGCATCATTGTTTTGTAGTTCAGCAATCCATGTTCCGGTTTTGTTAGAGTAAACCCAGAACGATAATGTTAAGGATTGAGCAGATGATGTTCCAAACTTTAATCCTTGAAGGTCTTGCCCTTCTAGGCGTTGTTGAATAATCCAACTATTATCTGCTCCTAAAGTTGCGTCAGCAGTAGTAACATCGTACTTTAACGCCGCACCAAATCCGTCAGGGACAACAGAGGTTTCTTGGCTAATAGTAAACGCAGGAGTTTGAAACCCCGTTTCCTCACCATTCCATCTATCGCAGACATAGTAACCAGAAGTATTAGATACACCTGACTGACTCGTCCCACGCTGTGCCACCTGCATCGCACCGTTGATGATGAGATTCCTGCGCCCCAACGATGGAGATGAAGTGGTCACCACCGTACCTGTCTCAGCAGGGACACTGAGGTTGCCTGTGCCGTCAGCTTTCTTGATTGTATCTACGTTGAGTTGGCTCATGGCAATAATTCCTTCAATGCTTCAGGTGTCTCAGCCGCATCCATTGCTGTTTGCATTGTATCGTACTTATCACGCACTATCTGTCTAGCCGCTTCAGCCGCATCAGCTTCCGTAGGGATTGTGGCCTTGATGTCCAGTGGTGCAAATTCTTCAGCCCGTGCCTGTCTGCGCTTCTCGTGTGCTATGGCCTTGGCCTTGGTCATGTCTACGGTAATCATTCAAACGTACTCCGATCTGCTCCAACACCATCGGTCAATGTCGTCTCGTCAACCGTCCACGCATTGCGGAAAGTGCGGTCTGATGGGATGTCATCCACTGAGACGATCTTGTATGGCTTTCCTGCCGGTACGTCTTTCTCTGCAATTTCTTGGATAGTGTGAGTTTGTAGTGCTTCGTTCGTAGGAATGATTACCGCAAGATCGCCTTCGTCTGTTGTATAAATAATTCGTTGATTCACTACTTAGTCTCCGAAAATTACTATGCTTATATCGCTGTAATCGTATAAAGAATTTGTCCCTGCAGATGCATAGTTAATACTTACTCTACAAGAAGATGTTGTTTTTGCTCCGGGCCGTATGCAGGTATTTGTTGTGTCCGTGTTATTATCGTTACCGACAGCCCCTGAAACAGCGTAATTTGCGTTAGCAAATGCAGTTGTAAAATTAAATGTAAAATCACCTGTACCATTATCTGTTACAGAACTTACTCCGTAATTATTATCTAAAGTGTTAGATGATCCGTTGTAATTAGCCCATGCCTTTGCGCTACCCTTGACAACATTCGTAGTGCTTGTGCTGTTTGTTCCATCGGAAATATTTGTTGACGCAATCGTCCCAGAACCATTTTTTGTGACAACCGTCCCCGCCTCATCTGGCAGAGTCAGTGTGCGGTCTGTGTTAGTCGCAGGGCTTTCAATAGTAAATGTGCCAGTGCCAGTAGTAGCACCTTTGATAGCTATTTTAGACACGGCAATCTCCTATTAAGGCTTTGTAGGCCAAGTTACGTCATCAAGCGATGTTGCGCTGTTTGTGATGTCGCGCAGTTCCTGACGGTATGCAGTCTGTTCAGCAGTCATGGTCAGATCAGATGATGCCCACCAGTCTGTCTCAGCGATTCGGCGGTTACGTTCTTCACGCAATGCCTTCATCGGTTCTGCCGCTGTAAGCTCTGTGACCTTGGCTGATACCTGAGTCCACGTTACGCCCCAGTCTGCTGAGTTAGCTGACTCAATGGCACTACCATTAGCGTCTGCTCCAGTGACCTTGCGGAACATTTCGTTGAACTCTGCCTCTGTTGTAGGCTCTCCACGGAGAACC